TAGGATTTCCGTCACGCACACCAGATGCACGCCGCGTTCATCCTGCAAGCCCCACAGCTGCTGTTGCTCTGCCAGGAGGGCTTTCCTGAACTGCTCCAGACTCGTGGAGCGCTGGGTAATCTCGTAGCGAGCCAGATGCGGGGAGAACTCTGTCCAATGACCGCGCAAGTCCTCCTGGGTGGCGGCAAAGACGTTCACACGCTCCCTCCGGGCACGGCGTTGAACTCCAGCCCCTGCGCATTGGTGAAGGCGCCCGTGACTTTCACGCGCGCTCGCTGATAGCGAGCTTCGATGCGAAAATCCGCAAATCCAGAGCGGCTGTTCTGAGTGGTATCAGTCGCGAACGTAGAACTCGATTGCAGATCATTCCGATAGCCCACCGAACAGACCATCGCTCCTGCCGTGGCTCCGACCAGGGGCTTGACGCCCGACACGCGCGTATAGCCGCCAGGGGTTAGTTCGGCTTCTCCTGTAGTGAATGTCGCAGTACCGGGGGTGCCCGTGAGCGTACCGAGCTTGTTGTCCGAGCTGATGCCCTGTATCGGGATGTTCACGAAGTCAGCCACATTCGCCGCCACGAGCCACATGAGCGCGCTCTCTGCGGCATGGGAGAAGCGCTGCGTCTCGAAATTGTAGATGAGCAGCTGCGTCGTCACTCCGTTGGTGAAACTCCAGTAAATGAGTTTGTTCGTCCAATCCACTGCGACGCGGCCCGTCACCAAGAGACCTGCGCTCACGATGTTATTGATGAGCCACAAGCTGACTTTCCCCTCCCCGATCGGCAACAAGCTCGTGCCATCCGTGGCATATACTCCACGGGAGGAGACGAAATAGATGAGATTTCCAACCTTGACTCCGCAATTTTGATTGTCCATCCCGATGCCGGCGGACAGCGTGTCAAATTGGAATACAGCCGCTCCGCCGATATAGGTCACGCGCGTGATGGCGCTCTGTTGCAGGATCACGGCCCATTGATCCCCGCCGAAGATTCCCGTGACTATCCCATTTTCAAAATGCAGTGCTTGTTGTCCGGCTTGGGAAGCGAGCGCGGAATCAGATCCTGGAACCGGCCAGTCGGTGGGATTGGCAATCGAACTCCACTGTACGTAATGGGGAGAACTCTTCGGCGTCGTCTCTAAATTGCCGCCCATGAGAAACTGGCCCACGATGCCCAATACGGCTGCCTTGGGAGAACCTGCAACGGGAGCCAGCGTAGCGCTAGAGCCGGCCGAGGACTGATAGATCCCCAATCCCTGTGGCACGGCCGCCAGCACAATATCATTGTACTGAATCAAGGCAGTGGCAGGGGTGGACATCCCGGAACCCGCAGCGATATCGGTCCAGCCTCCTCCGGTGGCAAGGGATTTGTACACGTGCGTGTCATTCGTGGCCGCGTATACATAGGGCGTCGAGCCACCAATCTGCGCCACCTGAATCGCAACGGTGTTGTTTGTTCCTGAACTGGTATAGGCCCCGCTGATGGTTACAAGCGGCAGATAAGGCTGGAAGCCGGACGAATCATCCCCCACGGGAAGTACGTTCGAGGCTTCGATCAACCCCGGATTGTTGAAGGCCGGCTGATCGGGAAGCCATTCCTTGAACAGTACTGTGCTCACATGGCCACCGAGAAAATGGCCGAGCCCGACTGATCTTCCTCCGCCTGCATGCGCCGGTAGGTATCGAGTGCCATGTCATACGCGGATTTCCACAACACGACGCGCTGATCGTTCTTCAGGAATGGCTCCGCTTCCAGGAGTGCGCCATACAGCAAGAGATCCGGCGCATTCACGATCAGCCAGTGCGCGGCGGCATCAGAGGCGAAATTGCGCAGCAGGACCGGTTTGGCGTAGTACGTGCCGACAATCGTATAGGAGCCGGAAGGAACTGGACCAAACACGAAGTTACTGCCGTCGCGAGCGATGTACTGCGGCTGGCTCAGCGTCCCTGAGCGCGGATAGCGGGCATAGAGCTGCTCCAGACTCACGCGCACCAAGGGCGGCGCGAGAATGCCTGAGAGGTAGGCATTTTTCAGGCGTAAGTAATCCGTGGGAACCGCTGCGAGCCCGGTGGTGGCATCATTGGAGATATTGAGCGCGGATTCCATCCACGCGCCCACGTTCAATGGATCGCGGTAGAAGCGTTCCTCGAAGTTCTGCACGAACAGCGGCAGGAAGGAGGTCAGATCGCTGCGCGCGAGGTAATCCGAGACAGCCGTCTGGAGCGAAGTGTAGCCGGTGATGACCCCTGACATTTACTTCACCGCGTGCACTTTGATGCGCCGCTCGTGCTTCTCACCTTCCAGGTGATTGACGGCCTTCAATGTTCGGTGCCAGTGCTCGGCACCTTCGCAGTGCTGGTAGTGCTCAAATCCCGGGACGCCTAAGGTGTAGTGGATGAGCTTCGCGCAAGCGGCGTCTTGCTCCTCCGCCAACACGTTCCACTCTGGGGGGAGTTCCGCAATCTGATCGTCCTTAAGCCAGGAAAAGCGGTGTAGGAAGGAGCCGCTCGCCTCTCTCACAAACTCAGGGGTGAGGATGCGGTTGGAGTAATGCGCGCAGTTCCAGAGCATGACAGAGGTCCAGTTCTTGCGCGGGTAGTCCTGATTGTCCGCTTCCATCGGGGTGCCGATATACTTGCGATCGTGCTGAGTCTTGTAGTTGTGCTTGACGACCGCCACGGCCTTATCGAACACGAGGGATTCGCGGATCTTCCACAGCTCGGCCAGATCCTCTAAGCACACCATATCCCCGTCCACGAACAGCGCCCAACCGCTATACCCGGTGAGGTACGGCACCAGAAAGCGTGAGTAGATGAAGGCGTTCGAGCCGTCTTTCTGACCGTCGAAGTCATTCAGCATCGGTCCGTGCAGCGGAATGAACGCAACCGGCTGCGAGCAGCGCTGTAGGACCGACTGGCACCACACGTGATAGGCCGCGGCTTCTCGGGTATCGAAGCCCACATAACAGGGGATCACGGAATTCATTGGGGCGCCCCCTTGCGAGTTGCCCGCAATTCTCTGCGAAATTCAGCGACCATGCGTTTGTCAGTAACGCGTCGCCTCCAGCGGCGTGACAGAAAGAGAATTCCCATGAAGATCACGGCGATTCCTCGACTGATGGCAACCTCTGTGTTCATTGCAATAGCTTCTCCCCGTTCTTCGCTTCCAGGCGCAACTTCGGATAGGCAATCACGTGGAATCCGTGCGCGCTGATGACCTGGGCGGTCTGCACCTCGAAACGATCCCAGAACTTTGGCAACCACCACTGCATGGGCCGTTGAATCAGATGCGCATTGCGGCCGTCAGAGAGCACTTTGCCAGCAGGGCCTGTGTGTACGGTGGCGAGCAATACGCACTCGGTGAGCTGCGCCAGATGGTCGAGGACGTTGTCCAGTAAATCCGGCTCGATGTGCTCTAGGACATCGATGCACGCGACCATCTGGGCAGGGATCGGGGCAGAGGCCAACTCCTCCACACACGGGTCATAGGCTTGATAGGTGAACTTGTGCTTCACCCCTTGCGCGCGAAGCGCCTTCATCAGGTTCATCATCTTGCCGGCGCCGTAGTCGAGCAGGTGCGTGATCTCAAGCGTGTTCATGATCTCCGCGACCAGATGTCCATACTTGAGTGAGGCCACGCCATAGCCGCCCTTCGCGTGCAGCTCGGCCTGCAATCGCAGGTATTCAGGGGAAATAAGTTGCACGCAAATCCTCCGCGATTTTGTTCACGACCGGCGTCCAGCTCTGCTTCTGGCGATAGAGCTTCATCGAGCGATACCAGGGGACATCGGTGTAGTCCTCGCCGTAACGCCACTGCGAAGTCGTGGGGATTAATGTCCAGCAAGGCACCCCGAGAGCTCCCGCCAGATGAGCGACGGAAGTCTGCATCGTGATCACGAGATTGCAGGCATTCACCAGCGCTGCGGTGTCGTCGTAGTCCTTGGTGAGAGTTGCCCAAGGGTACTGCACGACGGGGGTACCTTCGATCTCTGAAGCCGCATCCTTGTACTGCAGGCTCACCCAGTGAGCATCCACGGCCTCGAAAATCGGTTTCCAGTGCTCGAGCGGCAATCGACGGTAGAGACCGGCATTCGCAGGCGTGCCACCCGACCAGGCAATGCCGATGGTCGGCTTCTTCTGCCGCCGGCAGAAATCGCGCCACTGATGCGTGCGGATGGGACAGGAGTTAAGGTATCCCTTCCCCGGGAAACTCTCATCGGTTTGCCGGAAGAACCGACCCAACTCAAACCCGGCAATGGAGGCGTCGAAGTCATCCTTGCCCTCTTTCCAGCGGCCCTCGCCCGGCTTCGCATATCGGGTGCCGTAGACAGAAGCCTGCGGGAACGAGCGCCTAAAGAGCCCCTCCAGGCGTTTATCGCAGTCAATGATGACCTTCCTGGAATGCGCAATCG